ATGTGTCGGCGTACAAGTCAGACCATGCAATCTGCCCAGTGCCCGGGACCTCGACAATCATTCGGCCGGACAGGAAACAGCACGTAGTGGCCCCGTTCGGAAAGTCCGCATCCGCAATCGTGCTGAAAACGTTCGTGTTGACGTTGTAGTAATACCCCGCCGTCCCGTCCACCATCAGGATGCGCGTGCCGTCGTCGGCCATGTTCACGCGGCCGCTCGAGGTGCCAAACGTCCCGCGCTCCGTGATGCCTCCGGCCGCGTTGATCGAGTAGAACTTATCGAACTGCGCTGCATACAGCAGATCGGACACCGACACCGTGTGCATGCCGCGGATCGGCGTTGCACCCAGCGACACGAACGGCGCAAGGCCGGGAGTCGGGAAGTACGCCACGCGCGTCTTGTCCTGCTCGAACTGGATTTCTGCATACAGGTTCACGCGCCGCTGCGCCGTCACGTTCGGTGACTTGCCCTGCACGCCTAGCCCGAACAGTTGAATCGGATCGGCCATTATCGATAACCGTCCGACGTGATGTCATAGATGAGCGCCGGCGAGAGCAACGACGGGTCCATGCTGGCCACCACGTCGGGCGCATTGATCGTGCGGACTGCTTCCTTCGCGCGCTTCGCCGTACGCATTAGGTCTGGCGTCGCCATCTTGTTGTAGTCGGGCGCCAGTTCAATGGCGAGATTGTTGATGATCGCCCGCGCGTAACCAGGAGGCAGCGCATACGCATCTGCAATGTTCGTAAAGCTCTCAATCTCCGCGTATGCGTCGTAATACAGCGTATACGACCCATCGAGCGGGTACGGATAGAGATTGATCTGCCCTAGCGGGAACTGCGGGTTGTAGAACATGCGTTTCGGCAGTCCGCCAACAGACTTGTACGCAATCGCATCCCACTGCGTCTGATTGATGATCTGCAACGGGTAGTCCGACAGCGCATAGCGAATCGTGGCGTTCTCGATCTTCGTCGGGCGCGCTGCATTGATGTTCCCGCCCGGCCCCACCGTGTATGTCTGCTGCCCGCCTACCAGAACGTGCGTGGTCGTCGTCAGGCAGTAGATGGTCAACCGCTCCAGCCGCCACGAGTCAAGCATCAGGTTGAGTGCGTCCAGTCCGTCCTCCAACTCTCCGGAAGAGAACGTGTCCTGCACGCCCACAACGACAATTTTGCCGAGCGCCTTGCGGATCAGATCACCAGCGGTAACAGTCGCCATATCAAGACTTCCTCGGGTTCCTCGGACGCCCCGGTCTACGCTTCTGCGGCTGCGCCTGCTCTACTGCTGGCGCGGGCACCGGATCGGCCCCGCCTTCCCGCATCCAGCCCGGCCCGAGTGAGGCCGCCTGCTCTGGCGTTCCCACTCGGAGCCTGACTCCGCGAACATGAACGTATGTGCACGGATACATTGCTAGAACGCCGTCAGCGTGGCATCCGGACGAAACACGACGAAGAAGAAGTTCTGAGAGCCCGCGTCAATCGGTGACGCCGTGGCATTCATGAACGTAACCGCCACGGTGTTAGGCGTCGTCGCAGAGGATCGCGCGTTGACGATGCCCAAGCCCGTATCGTGGTTGATCTTGAAGCAATACACCGCGTCGTTCGGGAGGATGCCGGGCACAGTTATGAACTGTTCCGAAGTGGTCGCCGCCGCCACCGACGACGGGTTGTAACCAATCGGGCCAATGATTTTCAGCTTGTCGAGATTGCCTTCGGCAAGTACGTTTCCAGTTGCCATGATCTATCCTTCAATAAGTGCAACGTCATCCTCGCGGATGAACAGATAGCGTTTTCCGCCATGCTCCACAGGTCGCCCGCATGAGTCCGAGAACTGCACAACATCGTCCACTTTGACCCCTCGCACGTTGTCGGCCTTTGCCACCACTCGACCACGAGTGATAGCCGTCACCGGCTCGTTTGGTCTGTCGTACCGGAACGTGGTCGTCTCTGCAGGCACCCAAAGGTCCCCGCGAAACTGCTCCGGTGCAATCGGGTCAATCAAGATCCTGTTGTGCAGCGGTCGAATCATACAGGCTTGCTCCTGTGTTAGCCCCAGATACGGCACCCCAGCTCGGGACGCATTGCCAAGTCACCGAACAGGATGTCGAAACGGGCGGGGATATCGTCAGTGCCGATCCGGTACTGCCGAACGTATCGCAGCGAAAGGCCATCTTTGACTTCGCGTGCAGACTCGTGCACACCTTCCGGCATGATGAGGTCCGCCGTCACCATCGTGAAAGCATCGCGGTGGTAAGCGATGTTTTGCGCGAAAGTCGCGGATGCCGCACCTAGGAACGTCATTGCCGTGTTGTCCGGGATGTCGCCACCGGAGGCGAAAAAGTTCTGCCGAGCACCAGACTTGAACAGCGCAGGCGAGATGCTGACGCTACCCGCGCCACCGGCATAAGCCGTCGTCACGGTGAACTGCAGCAACTGCCCGGTGCTTTGCTTGGTTTCCGGGTTGACCGAGAACACGCCCGCGATGGTGAACACTTCACCGCGAGACATGGCGCCCGTTCCCGTATCGACCGGCAGCGTGGTTTGCCCCACAGTCGTGCCAGACGGAGTGTTCGTCTGATACGACGCCCGCGCGCCCGTCGTGATGCTCGGCAGCGATTGCGTCATGTACATTTCGCGATAGCCGAGAATGTTCGACGCAAGCAGACCTTCGCGGAACTGCTCCGAAACCGGCGCAGTCGGGTTGAACAGACCTTTCATGCCATCGACGAGCGACGCATTGGCAGACGGCTCGACACCGAGGAATCGCGGCGTCATGGGCGCGGCCAGGTAGTTCATCTTGGTATGCGCATCCAGCAGCACCTTGGCAGTGGCCGGGGTCGTTCCCGGCGTGCCCACGCTGTTGGACACATCAAAGATGTCCTGCATGCACTCCGCGTCTACTGCAGCCGCCAGCACCGACATTGACGGCTCGCCGATGCGCTCCATAAAGTCCTGGAGTTGCATCGTCAGTTCTGCTGAAGTGAAGTTCGTATCGACGTGGCGTTGCTTGGCCACCGACAGCGTGACTTGAACTTCTTCCGTGTTCTGAATCGACAGCGCAGCACCGCTGGAAACGGTGTATTGGTTCGGCAGACGAATCCGGAGAGTCGAGCCGATCTTTGCGCCTTCCTTCGCAAACTGGTCGTCGTACTGACGATTAATGGTGCGGCAGAAACGCAGGTTGTTGTGCAGAATCACCAGAGCACCACGGGTGATCTGGCTTGGGGTAAGCAGAGTATTCGACATGGTCGAAGTTCCTTTTAACTACGCTCCGTCATCTCGACGGTGCATGGGCAGAAAATCTAGCGCCTGTCCCGATAGAACTGTTTCTCGAAGTTCTTCGCCCATTGGTCTATCGGCAACTTGTCCGACAGAAGATCGGCAACGCCTGAGCGTCCGCCGACCGGCTTTATGGGCTCGGGTGCGCTACTCGCTTTTGCGGGCTTGGAAACCTTGTCCTCAAGCTTTCCAATCTCAGCTGCCTGCCGCGCGGGTGAGAGTGCCGCAATGCGCGCGGCCTCTGCGGGGTTCTGTGCGAGAAAGTAGGTCAGTTCCGCGCCCACCGGACTTTCGACAATTGCCTGTGACATGATTGGCGTCGTCGGTGCCGTTGTTTGCGAGACCACGTCATAGAAGTCTGGAATCCTTGCGGATGCTTCGGCCACTTTGGTTTGCCAGGCGCGATGCGTCTCCGCTACTTGCGCGCGTTGGCTTTCCCTTGCCCTTGCTTCCTCAAGCGCCTGCATGCGCGTCTCCAAAGCCTTCTCAGCCTTGTACGCCGCGCGTGCATCCAGGTACTCCTCGTACGTCTCGAACTGATCCCGCTGAGGCTCGACGACTTCGGGTGCTTGCTGCGCTGTCTCCGGACGTTTAACCGTCGTCTCTACCAGTGCCAGCAAACGCTCCTTCTCTCGGCGTTCCTCTGCAACCCTACGGGTAAGCTCATCGATCCGTCTCTGGAATCCGCCTTTATGCTTCCTGGATTCCGCGGCGGGATCGTCTGCCGTGTCGTCTAGGGACGAGTCCTCGGGCGTGGTCGTCTCACCCGTCTGCTTTTCGACCTCTTGCGCCACTTCGGAAGGTGCGGTAGCACCCCCCGAGGCCGGCGATACCTCTATGACGCTATCGTCTTGCATCTGGAGTCCCAGAAGGATTGGTCTGTCATCTCGACAGTCCTAGCCCCGTGGACCGCACGGGTACAGTTACCGCAATGTCCGTGGCAGTAGCGCTTGATACGCGCCTACCGGGACAAATCCAGGCCGCAGAATTCCATTGAACAAGTGCGTACCTTGGACATAAGTGCCCGCTAACGCGAGCGGGTTCAGTGATGCGAGATTCGCCATGGTTGCCGAGTCCGGCACAAGCAGGCGCCCTCTGTCATCAATGTACTGACTCATATTCGCCGTCGACGAGCCCGTACCGGGCGCAGCAGTGAAGTTCTGCCCGTTGCCCCATGAGTAGTTGAAAGACTCGTTTGCCGCGCCCACGCTGGTATTGATCCCATTGCCGCCGCATCCCGTCACCACGTTGTTTCGGCAAAACGTGTTCCGAGCAAAGATGCCTTGGTTATGGTTCTTCACAAAGTTGTTTGTGATGACGTGCTGATGCGTGAACGTCGTTCCCACATCAATGCCAGTCGAATCCGCTGAACTCGCGTTCGGGTTAGTACCGATAATCACGTTGCCCATCACGTAGCACGGCCCAGTGGCATCGAGGATAAACACGCCATCTGTGCCTTCCAGCGTATTGCCGTAGAACAGCACGTTGCTCGACTGGTTGATAGTCACCAGTCCGGAGCCGATGGAAAGCCCTTCAAACGAGTTGAACCGCATCACCGAGTTCGTGCCCACGAAAAGCATGGCTTGCTTGTCGCGGTTTAACGCCTTGTCTACGACGTTCCACTCAATGACGCTGTTGGAGAATCCACCATCAAACTGGATCGCGTCGCCGTTGCCCGAGCCCGTGTTCGATACTCGCGATACGACGTTTTGTCCGCAGTAGCCTTGTCCGCGGATCAGAATCCCATCGCCGGCCACGTTGTCGACGATGCACCGCTCGACCCGTACGCCCTGCCCGTAGATGTTGATCGCGGCGTTATTCGGCCCCGTCGTGTTCCATATGTAGCAGTTGCGCACCGTGTTGTAAGCGTCCGTCACGCCCGTATCGAGCACTTCGGCAATGCTTACGCCGTGCAGCGTCAGATTTCGCGCCTCGAGGTTCTCCACGGTTACGTACCGCGGCCCGTTGGCCTGATCGATTGACGCTACCGGCCTGAATCCCACATCACGAGTTCCGAAGCCGTCGATTACCCATCGCAACGCCGGATCGCCGTACGTTGTCACGACGAACGGCAGCGCAGCCGTTGGAGAGGCAGAGAACGCAGGCGCCACGCGCCCCCTTGTCGCCGCGTTGTAGACAGACCCGGCACGGACATAAAGGATGTCCCCAGGCGCAAACGTACCGGACCCGATAGCGGCCGCGTTCCAGTCGAGAACAGGCGACAGCGGGTTAGTCCCGCTGTTCGCGTTGCTGCCTCGTTCCGGGTCCCAGTAGTAAGAAGCCATCTATTGCGCGATCCACGCGCCGTAAGCAATGTTTGCCATCGTCCCGGCACAGGTGATGTTCAACTTCCACGAGCCGTTCTTGCTGGTCATGACGCCACTAGGCGGCGTCCACAGCCCGAAGCTGCCAGTGGCCAGCGTCGTCATGCCGAGTGTCAGAAAGTTGATCGTCGTCGAGCCGTCCTTGATGATGCAGGCCGTAAACGGCGATCCCGAGTTGTTGAAGATGGCGATGCCGTACAGCTTGTTGCCCGCCGCGCCGGGGGAGCCCAAGTTGATATCCACGCCCGTCGTCACAGCCGCGCCGTTAAGGTAGTCCCCCGGCAAGGACGTTTCCATCAGTTGCAGCGGCTGGTTCTCTCCTGCAATCAGCGAGGTTAAATACACATGCAGCGCTTGTGCTGTGCTCTTGGCAATCTCTGCCCCACCGCTGGACGAGTCCTCAGTGATAACGCCACTCAACAGAGCAACGCTGTCCCTGATCTTCTGACTGATGCTCATGTCGCGTTCACGTCCTCGTAATAGGCCACGTTCAGCACCGCGCTTGCTGCCGCCTCAATGAAGCGGATTCGCGACAAGTCGCCGTCGTAGTAAAACGGCTGCTGCGCCGAGATGAGCAGATTGCCCACTGTTGCCGTGGGCGCCGTGCCGTCATCGCGCCAGCGTACGTTCTGCGCTGTCGATCCAATCAAGATGGCATTCGGCTTACACGTTCCGCCGTCAGGCGCCACCGTCGGGATGGTGAGCGAAGCCGCTGAAGCAAGGCTCGTAATCTGCTGATAACCGCATGCCCGGTACGTTCTACGCGGCCCCATAGCCTTCCTCGACTGGTTGCTGAGTCACCGACTCGACGTATTCCTCGACTTCGTGCCGCGCCTGCGCCTTCTGATTAACAAGATTGGCCTGCGCCAACTGAATTTCCTTGATTGCTAGTTGCTTCTCGAGCTGAAGCTCGCGCTGTTCTGCGCGCACATGCTCCGCAGCCGCCTGCAGTTCGGCCTTCTGCGTGGTCATGGCTTCGCCTTCTGAGGCAATCTGCTGCTGCAGTTGCTGCAGTTGTTGCGCCTTGGCATCCAGCATCTGATTGGCCTGCTCGATCTGCTGCACAGCCGCCTTGATCTGCGGCGGCATTTCCATGCCTTCCTGCTGTTCCTCTGACTGCGCTACCTCTGGAGGCAGGAACATCTTGAGCCGCTTCGATAGACGATCTGCGCCGGGCATGTCGAAGTTCTCGACGATGATGTCGCCGGCCTTCTGCATTAGGCTGGGATCGGACTGCGCAAGCGACGTGAAGAAGTCTGCCGCCTCTGCGCGCTTGGTCGTGTACGTCGGGCCAGTGCTAGAAACCACGTCATAGCGGCCAACGCCCAGGTTGTAGATTGTCTGAATCTTTCCGCTTTCGTCGCGTACCTTGCGCATAGGCACGCCTTGATCCGGGTCGAGTTGCGCAAAGTCCTCCGCGCCATCCTCGCCCAGCATGCGAGCAATGCGCGCCGTGTCGTAAATCTTGGGCGCGATGTCCACGATAATCTGGCAGGCGAACTCAACGCCCTTGTTAAGGTTGTCGATGAAGTCATACGTTCCAACGTCGCCCTCACGCTGCCGCGCCAAGATCGCCTTGCCGCTCGTCTCGTTGGATTGCGCACCGAGGGAAGCGTCGTATTGCCCCGTTGTCGCCTTGATGTCATCAGAGGACAGCATCATCCCTTGCACGAAGCCGGCAGGGATGTCCGCGGCGGGTTGCCGCTGCGGAGGCGGCATCATTTCGCCGTTCTCGCCGTAGACAGGCTGGTACTCTAGGTATGCGTAGTTCTTGACGTTCGCCAGACGCCAGCGGTTCTCCATGCCTTCGGCAAAGCCCTTCGGCCCGATAAACGGTGCTTTCGGCGTGAGCGCAACACGCTCCGCGTACGCAGTCGCCCAAAAGTTATACATCCGCTGCGCGTCTTTCGAGTTGCGCACCATGCCCTTGATGATGCGCTTGCCTTCTATGATCTTCTCGCGACCGCATACGCGGACAATGGGAATGTACTTCCCGACAAGCTCGCGCTCCTCGACGATCTCAGAGCCCGTCATCTTGTACCACATGATTTTCGGGCGAGACACCTTGCGCGACTTGATGACCGGGAAGATAGACTTGCCCGTTCCCACGGTGCCGTCGGCGTACATGTTGACCGTCTCTGACACGTTCTTGACGCAGAAGTACTCCGCAACGCGCACCGTGTCTTCCTGCCACCAGCCCGACGAGTCTCCGGCAAAGTCCACTTCCTTTGCATCGGGGTACTCTTCGCGGAACTCGTCGCGCGGCATGTCCTCGATCACGAAGAAAAACTTGCGGTCGCGGCCCGTGGGCGTCTGGATGCTCGGGTCGTCATAGCAGGTCGTCGGGTCAACAATCTGCTTGATGTATATCTCCTGCTCCATCGAGCCGTCATCGACGTAGTCGGTCAGGATGCGGAAGTATCCGTATCCGCCGCCGACCTGCCACTCTGCCGCGTTGCAAATGGCGAAGGTGGCATCAGAGTTTGACCAAATGTGCCGAATGATCCCGGTGAACACTTCGGCCGTATCGATGTCCGCCTGACCGTCAACCGGCCGCACTTTGGCTTGCGGCGGGTTCTGCCGGATCTCGTTCGTAACTTGGGACGTGTGCTGCGGCAGTTTGTTGATGGTGAGCGCCGGCCGCGGCGGGTTGTCCTGCTTGCGCGCCGTCAACGCCCAATCCGGCCACTGGTATTGATTGTCCGAGTCGCCGTTCAAGAACTGCATATCCGCCACCAGCAGGCGCCGATGCTCTGCCCAATAGCCCGCGCACTTCTCGAAGCGTTTCATCGCTTCGGCGTGTATGCGGTCCTTCTTGGACGAGCCGTCGGCGCCGTACTCAGCCATGCGGCACCCGCATCATGACAAGCGGATTGCGCTGCACTTCAGCAAAGCCGAGCCGGGCATAGAAGCCCTGCAGCGCCGGCTCGTCTACCTTAACAAGCAGCGCCACACGGGCCGCATCGGCCTCCGCTGCGACAGTGCGCAGCAGTTGCGTTGCGTGCCCTTGACCGCGTGAAGGCTCATGCGTGCGCAGTTGCACAAGCTCGCGCACATCCCGCCGCAGTTCTGGCGGGAGTGCGTGAGGCTTGCGCAGCCGGCACGAAGCCGCGCCGTATCTACGCGCGCCGTTCATTGCGCCGGTAGAACAGCGACAGCGACAGCACCCACATCTTGTGCGCCTCTTTGGGCGTCTCTGCAGATCCCCTAACCCCGCCAGCTTCACAGGTCCACGTACCACCACGCCGCGCGATACGCGGCTTCAATGTCATCCCATCCATGCGCCCTCTCCATGATATTCGGGGACTTCCTCTCGCTTCTCCGCCTTGCGCTCACCCTTCAGCACGCCCGGGAACAGTTCGGTAAGGCCCCAGATGACCGCATCAGCACGGTTGGGAGACTTGTCGCCGAGATAGCCCACGGTTGAGAAGGCGCACAGTTCGTCCTCCAGTTCGGGGAAGTAGCCAACGTGCCGCACCTTGCCCTGGTCGTACAGCGACGAAATGGGCTCGGCCCTCACCACTTTGCCTCGAGATGCCGTCACCTTCTTAAACGGCGTGCGCGGGCGCGCAGCCTGCACGACCATGCGCACCATGTCGCCGCCGTAGTTCGTCTCGCCCACGACCACATCCGCGTCGTGCCGCTCGAATGCGCTTGTGGATACCTTGCCCCAGGTTTCGGGACCGGCTTTCACGGTGCAGTCCTCAAGCAGATACGC